AATATAATCCTCACACTCAAATCTTATACTTGCTAAAGTTAATAAAAGAGCTACTGCCCAATGAGCATTTAACCAAACAAAAATTAATATAACAATTGTTAATGAAATTCTAATAATAGTCAGTATTAATTTTCTCATTATTTCTCTCCTTCATAATAATTACATTCTTTGATATATTCTTTGCTAAAGTTCATTTTGCCTCCAATCCTTTTTCATATTTATAATTCCTCTCTAAAAACTGTTGCCAGGTAATTGCTTGAAACCAATCTTGCTTGTTTACCCACCTTGCAAACATCATTAATCGCCTATCGGTTCTATTAAAGTTATATCTCATAGCAAATACCCTCTGATTTCTTGACTTTAAATAATTTACACGTTCCAAATCTTCCTCAAGTGTGGAATTAAAACCAATAAGTACATACCAGAATGTATGATGTAAATTATATTTATCAAGTAAATCCAACGCCCTTTTAACTGATTTAAAATTCCCAATATCATCATAGGCAAATCTTAAATCTTTTAATTTCGTCTGTTTTAACTCCCTACAAATTTCATCAGTTAAGAGCCTGCAATCCAACCCTTGATTGAAATCCAGCCTGATATTATTTTCTCTTGCCTGCCTACAGATAAACTTAAAATGTTTTGGTAATGCTAAAATGTTATTATCAAGCAGAACCACGTCTTTGGACTTCCCATCCCACAAATCCAGCAAATCACCAACTATATGAATCCCGCCTTCTTTTTTGGGCACAATACAAAACTTACAGTTACGGATACAACCCCTGGTGGTAAATCCTAAATTTATCCGTGGTTTTATTTTTTCTATTTCTGCTGGAAGTTCTATATCCAAACTATAGCCACTACCCCCAATCAAAGCCCTACCTTCCCACTCCTTAGCTTTGTTTTTATTTTTTGCAAACACACAAGACACATAAATCTTGTCAGATATATGAGCATATAGAGGTATATCCCAGATAACTTCATCTCCCCTATCCAGGTGATATTTTTCTATCTTTTTCAAAGCCAGATTGGGAATTTTACTATCAACATCAATAATTAATATTTTCATCTTACCTTTTTCGTCATTAACCTAACGTCCTCATACCACTCAATTAAGTCTTCCATGCTGTAAAATACCGGTATGTCCAGCTCCACCGCCCTTGCTATCTCTGCCTGAGTACCTTCTGAATATTCATAGCCTTCAAGCACCAGTACCGCATCGCAGACTTCCAGCCACTCTAAAGAATAGCTTTTAATCTGCTTGGCGGTTATCTCTTCCCCTTCCCTCAGTGCCAAAAAGAAGGGATAATCTATAAACGGGGAGAAGGGTACGAAGCCTTTCAGCAGCAGCTCCACCGAAGCCCTTATTCCCCGCCTGATATTCTTAAGGTAGTCAAGCTCGTTACCACTCATGGGTCCGGCTACATATACCTTTATTTTTTTAGTATCCCGCTTTTGTTTTAGCAATATCATTTATCACTCCACCCTACTATTTAATAATTATTCTTATATACATTTTTTTGTATATTATTCATATTACCTTCACTTAATGCTTAATAATTCGTCTTGAATATATGCTTCCTCTAATTCTTCGTTACCCCAGGCATCCCACCCTTTGGCTTTTTGTCTTGCAAACAGCTCAATACGGGGCAAATCACCATATAACTGGACAATCTTATCCCTTAAAATATCCGGCTTTTTGCTATGCCTTTCTACCGGGCTGATAATAACCGAGTGAACGTTTTTGGCGATTCTTTTCAACTTGCCTTTTCTGCCCAGCAAAACATATTCAGGATTGGCTCTTGTAGCATTACCCATTCCCCAAAATAAAGTACCGGATTTCTTATTAGTCTTAATCCATGTAAAGGCTATGGTAAAAAAGCTAAATCCCCAACTACCCAAAACTTCTAAACCTTCCGGCATACAGGGAGCAGTTACCCACAGAAACAGGTAGCAGTTTGTATCTAAAATATCCCACACTGGCAAACTTTTGATATCTTCCAGTTCCATAGTAGGGTAATATTTCTTTGCCAATCCTCTTGCAGACTTAATGCTTCCTGATTTTCTATAAGTCCAGGGCGGGTCTGCCAGCACAATATTGTATTTTTTATTAGGAAGTATCACTCTTTCCCGTCTCCTATTTGCTCCTTAAGTTCATTAAGTATCCCCAAAAAGTCATACAGCCTTAAACTTATCAGGATATCAGAATAATTTTCTCCCAAAGTCAGTACCGGCATATAGCCCCTATGCAGGGTAGCAATCAGCTTATCCCACCATCTGAATATCGACATCCTGTTAAAGTATTTATTCTCATCTTTAATTTCCCATTCCGATTTACCTATCCTTATCCTGATATATAAGTCCTGCTTATATTTGGGGTTGGGGGACGCACCACTGGCTGGCTGCTGCCATACCTCGCAGAAATCAAACTTATTATATATAGCTATAACTTTCTTTTCGCCACGTTTGCCTTTACGAACAGCGGCTCTGCCTTTCTCTGTTTTCTCTTTTGTTACCATTTAAACCTCTTTTTAGTCAGTTATATTTGCCTGCTTTGCTAATTGTTTTATCAGTTTATCTACTCTATCCTTATCTACCTTTATACTTCCGTATTTTTCCTTTTCTTTCTCTTTCTTTCTGGTATAGATAGCAAACAAGACCCTACAGGCAGCGTGAGCCAGGTGGTTTTCCTGATTGTCTCCCGCCAGTTCAGCCCTAAGGTGTATCAGGGCATGGTTTATGTGTTCCTGTGTGCCTATCTTTACCCAGTTCCACTTACCGTACTTATCAGCCCCCTTCTTAACCACCTTTGCTACTTCAAACAAAGCTTCAGAAGGAAGCAGGTCAAAGCGGTAATGCACCACCGACTGCTTGCCGCCGTTCTTATTTACCTCAATTTCCAAATCAGGACCTACCTTAAGCATTTGTTATCACTCCTTCCTTTTTCCTTTTTCTCCAGTCTTTATCCATCTGTTTTCTCCGCTTATAGCCTGCAAAGACACCATTATAGTACTTGCGCACACACTCCCATGTTCCATTACTTTTACACAATTCTCTTCCTTCCAAAGTGCTGTTGAATTCATCCCTGCCGCCTAAATGTCCGCAGACTATGCATTTATAAAGTTTCATTTACCTTTACCTTTTCTTTTTTAAAGTCTCCGTCAAACAGCCTGCAAATCCTCTCATTTTCCAATCTCTGCCTTGAATAGAAATAAAAGGTATTAAGCTTTACCGGAGCTTCCAGCTCCTTAGGTATCTTGCCTGTGCCTGCAAACTCGCACTGGGCTGAGAGGTCTAAAATGCCTCTGTATTTCCTAATAACCAGGGGGCCCGTACCGTATTTGTATCCCGTCCCCCTTATCCAGTTTTTAAGGTTTTTGGTTTCGTCTATCAGTTTGAAATGGATACAATTTAAGCAGTTACGAGAATTACTTTTAAGCAAATCTTCAAATTTTCCCGGCAAAAGAGATTTAACCATATATATCACTCCTTAACTTTTCCTGTTTAATTTCTGTCGCTTCGGTTATAAGACTTCTCGCCCCGTCAAAGTAAAGCCTTATAACCAGATTGCTTTCGCCGCACCGATCCTTGGCTACTATCAGCTCCCCGTGGTGTTCAAACTCTATCTCATCCTCTCCCGGTCTTGCCTTCCGGAAAGCACTTTCCCGGTGGAGCAGTATCACCATATCAGCAGCAAACTCTATTTCACCGCTTCCCCTCAGGTCTGCTATCTGGGGCTTATAATCAGAACGGTCAGAATAATCCCGGTTAATGGAAGAGATAACCACCAGAGGTACGGTAGTCTCCAAAGCCACGTTCTTAAGCTCAGCCGCAACATTGGATATCTTTTCATAATTGCTTCTGCCCGCTTCTACCGGGATAAGCATTTGAAGGTAATCCACAAAGACAATATCGCAGCCTCCAATCTCTATTATCTTGGACTTGATGTCTGCGGTAGTCATCCCCCGCTCACCGAACAGTTCAAGGCTGTAACTCGCTACCTCTGCCCTTGCCTGGTTTATCCTTTTCCACTCCCACTCGCCAAACTCTACCCATTTATCATCTCTTCTAACCTTACCCATAAGTATTTCCCGGTAGGATATACCAGTCAGGTGAGATATAATTTTGGAATAGAGAAGCTGGGGGCTCATCTCAATAGTTGCAAACAATACTCTTTTGCCTCGCTTACAGATATTGCACATCATGTTTACTGCCAAAGTAGTTTTCCCTACTCCCTGCCCTGCCGCAATTACGTTGAAAGTGCCTTCCAGGAAACCGCCCACCAGGTAATCAAACTTCCTGTAACCGCTAAGGACACTCAATGTCTGGTTTCCTCCCAGGATATCCTCAAACCGCTGGTCCAGCTCTTCCACCTTGGGATCTTTTACCATCCTTATTTTCTCCAGTTCTCCTATCTGCCAGTTTCTTATTTCCTGCGATGACTTATTTTCCTGGGCCATAATATTCGCTTGTTCCGATATTGCTTTTATTTTCCTCCTACCCGTCAGGTCTTTAAGCTCCCCTATCCTTAAGTCAAGCTGGGAGGGTAGGATTGCCGTATTGCGGTTTACTATCAGGGTGTAGTTAGATTCATTGGAAAGGATAGAGGCGTCTATTACTCCCTTCTGGTTATAGGTTTTAAGGAAAGTTCTAAATATATCTCTGGTATCCAGGCTGTAAAAGTCCTCTTCGTCCAGCATAGTAATCTTGTGCTGCTCATTTCCAAACACCAGGGTTGCCAGCACGTCAAGCTCTAAATTTTTGTTATTACACATATTTGTACGGCGGCTCATCTTGCTCCTTTCCGCCAAATGGTTTATCTTTCCTGTCCCAGTTAAGGATGGTGTAGTAATGGCTCTTATACTTCTTGCTGGCTTTGGCAACGCCAATCTGCCCGATATAATTATTAAGCCTTTCAATCATATCCCGGGTTCTTTTCTTACCCAGTTTTTCAATTAACCGTTTATGTTCTTCTTCTGATAGAAAGACATGATCCATGAACCTTTTTTTCTTCTCCTTATTGGCAACGGTTTCTAAACCGTTTGCCAACGGATCAATAGAAATAGAATTAGTATTAGTATTAGTATTAGAAATAGAATCGTTTACGGTATCTAAGTTCTCTGAGTACTCTGGATAGATTTTTATAAATTCGTTCCATAGGATGGTACGATGCAGCTTATAATTTTTCTCTATGGCTTTCTTAAGAAGGTCTGGTCTCCCGCCACCATTGTACTTTAGAAACTTCTTTACAAAGACAAAGCTATTGGCAAAATCATAGGCTATGTTCTTTAAACTGTTTGCTAACAGTTTGCTAACCGTTGCGGATGGTATCCCTGTTTCGTTGCTGATAGTTTTAATGGTTATAGGGTATATACCCGATTCTGTAGTTGATTCATTGGTGCATAGATAGAGAAACAAAAGTTTCTGCTGCGGCCTGTACTTTTCAAAGTCCGGGTCTTTCCATATAATTGTGTAAATTGGCCTATATTTAGCCATTCATACCTCTGTATCTTATATTCTTTCTATTGATACCTTTACTTTGCCATAGTCTTTGTGGTTAGCCATACTATCAAGACTATTTAAAATCCTACATTTAAAACTCAAGAGATCTTCGCACCTACCTTTGAAAACAACCTTTTTATGCTTCTTCCTCCACTCCGGCCTGTAGGTTTCCTGAACCATTAAGTCTTTAGCAACTCGAATCATCTTTTCCTTTGCCCTGATTTCTGCCAGCTTCTTGCCAAATTCCTTATCGTACTTATCTTTCTTATGACAGGTTGCCTTTCCTTTGACTACAAACATACAGGGCTCCTTTCCGTTATATTCGCATAGCAAGTTACAATAAATCCTTCTGTCCTTACCCCTTATCCTTTTATGTACTATTTGCGTTTCATACATTTAAAATTCCTTTCCCTATCAGTTTTAATAAAGTAGGGTCCCGGTAAAAATCCCGGATGGCCGGGCAAAAACCCGGGACCCTTGGGGGAAAACCCGGATAATAAAGGAGGTGGAAATTATCCGGGCAGGAGAGAAATTTAGTTAACCAAACGGTATATCGTTATCATCATAAGTTTCTCCCACTTCTCCAAAATTTATATTCTCCTCTGTAGTTTCTTTTTCCTTTACCGCTTTGACTATGGTTACCTTGACGTATCTAAGATCCGGTGCTACTACTTGGGCTACTACTTTGGTCTTAGATATCTGCCTTCCCTGGTATTCCCATCTTTTAGTTACAAAAAACCCGCCTACATAAACCCTATCTCCCTTATGCAGGCTGGATGCGATATTCTCTGCAAAAGTGTCGCTCTTGCCGTTCCAGGCTTCTACGTCAAAGAAGGTGGTTTTACCTTCTGGCCCGAAAGCGATCCCAAATTCGCATACCCCCTTACCCTGCGGGGTATAGTGAAGCTCAGGGTCTTTGGTTAGGTTGCATACTTTACTAAATTCCATGGTTCACCCCCTTATTTCTTTATCTCAAACTTGTCTTTGTTGTCTTTGCCGTTACCTTTTTCTATCTGCTTGGCAATGTTTTCCAATGCAAGTATTTGGTCTTCCTTGGAAGGAAGCCCAGTCCATAGGCTCATTTCTTCTGCCGCTTTCTTTTCATCTTTGTGGTATAGCTTAAACACTTCCAGTACTGCTTCACGGTTATACCTATTCTGCTTCAGGTTATCTACTACTTGCATAGGCCCCAAGGTTTTGGCCTCGTCATCGTCTATCTTACTGCTTGCTACTTTATCCGGATCGTCAGTAGAGGCTATAATAAACGCCTGTTTGAAAGCATATTTTTGGCAGTAGGTCATGGCCTTTCCTGCGCCCTTATCTTGGGTATCATAACCCTGCCCGGAGCTGGCAATAAGCTCATACTCTCCGCTGTCAGCGTCCACCAGTTTAAAAACTGTATTTACGGTAGTGATATATCCCTCATGGGATATGTCCTGCTGGATGGGAAACATTGCCAGCTTGTTTTTCTCAAATGCTTCCCTTACTATCGGTACAAATTCCTCTGCTGTTACCGCAGAGTACTTGACCGATTTGTAAGCTATCTGGGTATCCTTCAATACGTATGGCACAGCCTTCATCACCGCCAGTATTTTCTGGTACAGGTGCTTTTTCCCGCTGTTTTCAGCAGTCTTAGGCTTTCCTTTCTCTGCTGTCTTACTCATGAAAATTTCACCTCCCCCAAAGTATCTGGTTTTATAAAATCAAATATTACCCTTTCCTTCCTGCAAAGGTTCCAGTACCCGCAGTTTTTGGGTGAACAGAAATAGTTGTGCGGGTTCCTTACCCAGGTTCCCTTCTTGTAGTTGTCCGCAATATTGGCGGCTACATTCTTAAAATCTTCCCTGAACCTTATGTAGTCGTCTTCAGTCCTGGGTACGGGTGTCGGTACCACATCGTTTTTGGTTTTTTGATAAATCAAGTGCTGGTAAAAAGAACTGGCTGGAAGTCTGTTGTACTTGTAGTAAAAACCTAATCCGTAACCGGTAAGCTGGATATCTTTCTGGAGGTTGGCTTCTGACGGCCTTTTTGAAGCAAACTTATAGTCCCCTATCTCGTCCTTAGTTATAACGTCAACGAACATGAGTAGGGGGAAGTTGGTTTCCTCAAATTCTATTTCTATCTTTTCCTCAACCGCAATGGGCTGTATGGGTTCGTTATATTTGCCCTCAAAATAAGTTTTTAAAACTCCTGCCCCCCGATCCTTTACCTTGCCTGGCTGTTCGTCCTGCCAGTCTATCTCGGTTTCATCCTTCTTTTTTGTAAACTCCGAGTGGTAGTATTCCAGTGCTTCATCGGTCTTGATATCCTTAAAACTCTCTATCTTCTGGCGGTTGTTGTACTCCAGTACTCCGTGCCCACAGCTTCCCAAAAACATTGTCCACTTGGGCGGTATTTTGCGGCCTTCTACGTACCTAAAGTAATACTGCATGGGACACCTGAGGTACATGCTCATCTGCGTGATTGACAGGTGGTCCGTTGGTAAAATTAAATCCATGTTATTCACCTCCCCCTTATGCTACTTTTTCCAGTTGCCTGTTATTTCGAACCAGAGCTTTTTTCCTTTTTGCTATCCTGTTAAAGAGTTCTCTCACTTTAAGCTCCAGGTCCATTAAAACCGCTATCTCGTCCATATTCCTTGCTATGGAGAGGTTCTTTATGTTTGGCATACCTTCCCTCCCTTGCGTTCTTTGCTATAATATTGGCAATGATATCTATTATGTCTATTATGTTGGTGTTTTGTCCCATCACCTTTTACTATAATATTATAAAATTTACATTATGCCAAGATAATAACACCTATAAGTATATATGTCAAGCCTAATAACATAAAAAATAACAAAATATGATATTTTTATGTTATAATTGGTTTACTAAAGTAATTATGCAGGGGGGGTTCATGAGAGTAGAAAGAGACAAGGAAATCAAAAATGAATTAGCTCAGAAAATTGGTAGGCGGATCAGGCTGGCCAGGGCAGAAGCAGGTATAACCCAGGAAGAGCTTTCTAAGCGATCCGGTATTAGTAGGCAGGTAATATACCGGTTGGAAACTGGGATTAAAGAAACCACCATATACGATATTATGAAAGTTGCGACGGCAGTAGGTAAACCGATAGAATATTTTTTCCAGGATATTGAGACTGCTGTCGGAACCAATAACGGTATTGTAAGCCTTGAAGAGCTTGATTCAGATACCAGGAAGATAGTGCAGGCCATTATCAGCAGGCTTATGGAAAATAAAACAAAATAATCTATTTTTATTTATTTCCTCTCCATTTTGAGTTATTATAGTAGAATAATATATAAGTGGGGAGGTGTGATAACGTTTGGTGGTAAAGGTTTATCTGCCGAAAGAAATACATTTTTTATGGTTTCGAAGTAAGCATATCTTACTGCTAAGCAAAACAAGTGAGCAACTATGGAGAAAAAAACCGCATTTGTCTATCACCGGTATTCAACCGACCAGCAGAAAGATGGCTACAGTCTTCCAGTCCAGAGGAAAATCACCCACCAGTTAGCACAAAAGCATGATTGCGATATTGTGGGGGTCTACGAAGACGAAGGTATCAGCGGGGCTACCATAGACAAGCGCCCCCAGATGTTACAACTACTGGACGATTTAAAGGTTTTGAAACCTGATTATATTATCGCTTTGGACCAGGACCGCATAGCCAGGGGCAATGATTTCTGGCTGATAAAGTCCATTATGCAGAAATCAAAAACCTCTTTTATTACCGAAAAAGAGGGTATAATCGATTTTGCCGATATTGCTAAAGATGCCTTAAGCGACATGATGGGGGTATTTGCCAAGTATGAGAGGGGCATGATACGGCAGAGAACCAAGCGGGCCATAGCTCAGAGGGCCCAGGAAGGCAAAGTAATATCCAACCCTACCACCATGCTGGGTTATGATTACGATAAAGAGAGTAAAACTCTTAAAGTAAATCCCAAAGAAGCCAAGATAGTTAAGATGATCTTTGAAAGGCTGGCCATGGGTCAGACCATGACTTCGCTTACCAAAGAGCTTAACCAGCGGGGTGTGAGAACCAAGTCCGGCGGCTTCTTTTACGTATCCACTCTCCGCTACATGGTGGGTAACGTCCTGTTTTGCGGATTTGTAAGACATAAGGATAAAATATATAATGGGCAGCATCCGGCTATTGTGAGCCAAAAACTTTTTGACCGGGCTAATCGTATGGTTAGAGCTAAAAAACATAAGGGAATAAGGGCTGGGGTTTCGCATCTATTGACCGGCATTATGCGGTGCGGCTCATGCGGCGGTTCTTTAATCTTTGAGGGCCGGGGTAAGTATTACTGCCGGAACAAGAAGTTTAATATATGTAAGCACGGGGTATGTATCAGGGAAAGCTTTGTCCATGAGTATGTACTGGGCGAGGTTTGCAAAAAAATTAAAAATGTGCAAAATAGGTTAAAGCAGAAAGCTGCCCAAAAGCTAAAAAAGAGTGAAGTTATGACTCCGGATATCGGTATTGCCAAAAAGCACCTGGAGGGTAAGCTTAAAAGGATACAGGATGAATATCTTGAGGGCAGGATGGAAAAAGGGCGTTACCTTTCCGAGTATAGGAAGGTAGAGAAGGAAATAGGCGAGCTTGAGAGTAAGAGCGCTACCTTTGAGTGTACAGACTACCAGTTTATAAAAGATTTGGACATTAAGGACTTGATAGGTCCCATGCCCGTTGAAGACAAGCGGACTATCCTGTCCGTCCTGGTTGATAGTATAGTTATAAAACCGGCAGTTACCAAACAGAGGGATACCAGCCGGATCGTGATAAAATGGGCTAAAATAACATGGTAGGTATCCGTACAACCTATTACCGGCAGTTGTACAAACACCTACCAGGAATTTATCCCCTGTACTGTATGGTATATCGTCATTTTCCCCTCCTTGTTAATAATCTCAAGGAGAGGCAGAGCATTAAATGTTCTGCCCGACCTTCAGACTATTCCAGGTCTGTATCTCGTACAATCATCATTGTACCGACTCTATCATTTCTCTTGCACCATTCCTGGCATGCTTCATGAGACTTTTTTCCATAACTTTTTGGGGAGTAGGCTATTTCTCCCTTATCCCCACCTATGCCATATTGGTTTACCACTATATATTTTTCCTTAGTTTCCATTTTGCTCTCCTTGCTTTTATTATTTATTATTTGTATTCCACGTTCTGGGTTCTTATTTTTTATCTTCCTTACAAGTTTTGGCACACTTTGGACATGTTTTATACATGTCCTTAGGATCAGCGTGCCATTCATGAGCATTTCTGCCCTTGAGAATTCGGTGATAATGATTCCAGCCTAGAGAAGAATACTCATAATTCCCTGTTTTGATTATCTGTCCCTTTCCGTTTCTTGTGGTTCTTATCGTTTTCATTTTTTACTCCTCCTTTTTTGTAGTCAATTATACCAATTTTTAGTCTTTTTTAAAAAACATGCTTAGTACTAGACCTATAATAATCAATGCCAGTACGAGTAAAACAATAGTTACTACCATACAATCACCTGCCTTTCCTTAGCGGGCAAATGTCACAATCGTAAAACTGCAAAACTAAGTCTTTACAGGTTTTACACTTCTTAAATTTCCGTTTTTTAAAAGTCATCTCGGCATCAGCTCTTTTTCTTTCTCCAGCACATTATTTATTTCATCCCTTATCATTTCCAGGCCTTTCCGGTCCGGGTGGATTTTAACGTGGAGATTGTCTATGGTAAAATTCATGGAGTAGTCATAACAATCATCATATTCAACCTCAAATGCTACCCGCTTACGATCTTCAGTATGAAAATCAAAGGATAAATAAATTATATTCATTTTCATTTTAACACCACCTTTCAATTAACTTTCTACCGGTTTTTGTTCTTCTTCTATTGCTTCCTTTATAGCTTGCATGGTCAGACTACTGAGTTGGTCTGATAGTATCATATCTGTTACTGCCATTACCCTGCCCAGTCGGTAGAAGCACATCTGTATTTTATCCGGCTCTAATTTTTTAAATTTTACTTTGGTTAGTTTTGCCTTTTCCAGGGTAGTTTCCAGTTCTTTGCTCTCAAAATTAAGTATTGCTTTCAAATTTCTTGTACCCATGCTCATTACTTATCACCTCCCTTCTTAAAATGCGTTACCTTTTAGGATATTGGCCGGGTTTCTGCCCGGCCTTTCCCTATCCTGCTTTTGCCATGCTATGATTACCGCCCAGCCGTTTTAAAACTTTTAGTTGTTTATAATATTCATATCTTTTTACCTGCCCGTTTTCTGCCATGTACTTTAAACTGCTGATGCGGTCTGCTATATTATTGCGTCTCATGATTCCCCCCTTTCTTTTAAAATCCAGTCCCGGCTGGCTCATAAAGTCAACCAGGATCGGTTATTTGATTGTTACGGTTATGCGGTCCGGATTTCCCAGTTGTTTCACCGCCCACTTTTGGATATACAGGGTTCCCACTACCTGGGGATCGTCCCCTGCATCTTCCTGATACCTGATGGTGTTTTTTGTTTCTCTCTCCTTTATAAATTTTAATTCCATGTTTCACCCCCTTAATTTGTAACGTGATAGCCTTTTATTAAGTTCTTTGGCGATTGCCTTTATAACTAAAAAATTGTCCTGATACTTGACCATCAGTTCAAACAACCGGCTATTGCTGCTGTTTTTTAGTTCGTGTTTTATTTTATCGTTTATCATAGCCAATCCCCTTATAATAATTTCAGGGAAAGGCAAGATCATTAATATCTTGCCCAACCCTCAGATTATTAGAAGCCAAAAAACCGGCTGTAAATTTCCTCCATAATCTGTTTTTCTTCCCCGTACAGTTCCCGAACTGCTCCATCAAACCAGTCTTTGAAATAATATTCTATTGTCCCATCTTCAAAGAACCTGAAACCGTCCTCAGGTCCCCCGGTGGATAGTAACCAGTTTTTGGCCCGGTAATGCTGGTCATCCGAATAAGCAAGGGATATCCCATCAATTCGGTCTATTGCTTTATCCGGGTCTTCTATTTCCAGGATCTCTCTCATCTCTTCCAGCCGGTGTTTTAGATTTTCATCGATTCTCTCTTTACATGTTTTCATTCTTATTTCCCCCCTTTAAATATGGTAAATGTAGTAACTGCCAATCAAGATAATTTTCTACTTCCCAGGGCTGTACGGTATATACTCCAAGCAACCCTAAAAGCCCGTCCATTGCTGTTTTGACATCAAGCCCGTAAATATTATTTATTTCTGCCCGTTTCCTTTTTGCCTGTTCAGATTCAGGCCCATATTTGCTACATACCTGGTCGTGTTCGGTGCAGTAGTCGCCGATGGTTTTTTCTTTTTCGTCTGTTCCCAGCAGTTTAGCAACTGCTGAGCCTTTTTGATTTATACTTTTCATAGTTCCCCCCTTTATATATCACCGCTTTTTTAGGAATAAAAACTTTCCAGTCTTTTAAGTTCCTGGAATTATCTAATGTAAAACCGCTGTTCAGCCATAGGCCGCCTGATATAACGTCCGGATGATACGTGCTGTCAAACTCGATAAATTTTTGAAAAATATAAGATCCTGTTTTGTTGTTCACGATGGGCCAATCTTGTATTTTTGATACATTGTCCCAATTAGGTATCGTTGCTTTGTAGAGCCTGGTAAATACTTCATACTGATTTTTAGCATCCCTAAAAATGCTATCAATCTTTTTTTTGGTTAGCGTTACTCTCATAGTTCCTCCTTTTGAAACACTATATTAAAACATCCATCGGGGCATTTTTCCCCAACTTCATAATCTACCCCGTTTTCTGTTTCGACGATGATCAGTGTTTCATGGCCGCACCTGGGACAACTTAGTCCGCTTTTCTCTAATCTTATGTTTTTCATAGTTTTCCCCTTTTTATTTTTGATAATATTTGTTAAGTGCGGTTTCCAAATCGGCCTTGGCCTTGGCTCCAAAATTGCGGATCCAATCGCAAAGGATACCAAGGTCGCTATTGCGGTACATACTGGCGACCTGTTCTCCAGATATACCGGCCTGGCTTAGGGCGTTGAACGTCCTAAGCTCAAGATTTAAGTCTGTTAGTTTCATTATTTCCCCCCAATTAAGTTTTTATCTTGACTTGATTATCTCATGATATTATCATAATGTCAAGTTTTTAATACAAAATTTATTAATTTCTGGGAGTTATGGGTTATAAAGTTAGCGACATACGATATTTTTTGCTGCTGGATATGGAGGATCTTTTATGCCTGGGTTCCGGGCCCATCCAGGTGGGACCCAGCGGATCAGTCCCGGGCAATGCAAATTTTACCGCCCTGATTAATAAGTACGTTGATGTCCGGCAAGCAACAGCAGCCATCCGGCTGGCCCCGACCGAAAAGTATGTCCTGGAGCTCTGGCTTGATCCCGCTCTTTCTGACCCGATCCGGGCAAGTTTATTGCGGTGTTCGGTTCGTACTTACCAGTATCGTAAAAACAGGGTGATCAGGGATATTTTGCACTTGTTAAATCGTGATTGATTGCACTGCATCGGTGGTTTTACCGTATATATATTATAGAAGGTATTATGAGATACGATGCTAAGGACGAACCAGTATTAAAACAGATAACAAGCCGGTACTGGGAACAGCACCATCTAGTCGTATTTGGTCTCCAGGTACAGGACTGTATCCAGGAATGCCGGCTTGCACTGCTCCAGGCTAAAGATACGGATCGCCGGAGTACAATCAAAATATGTTACGATGCTCTAAACGACCTGTACAGGCACGAATATAAGCAAGTTTTCGGTCGGTATCCTCCCAGATGTGGCTGATTATAGGTGTTTTATAGATTGTTTTTGTTCGATAAGAGCCCTTAAAAGTCTCCAGCCTGGTTCGTATGCAAAAAACAGCCGATCCCGTAAACCCGCATAAATACGGGCTTTCTGCGATCCAGAGGGGGGAAAGAACGATTTCTTACTTCCCCCGTTACTGCTACCCTCCTACCCGGTTTACCAGATTGGTATTCGGATTGGTACCCTACGATGCTTATATTCGATGCCGTCATCGGACTGGGCTTTGTTTTAACGTTGCTCATATCGTGATCCATGCCGTGGATCTCTCTATGCTTTCCGAATAGTTACTAAGTAGTAATTATTCTTACTACCCCCCGCCCCACCGGTTTACCGCCGTGGAACGGACGGGGTTCAGGCGTGTTTTATTCGGACGACATTTATCTGTACAAAAAATTTAACAATTAAGGTATCCAGTAAGGAATCTATTACTAAGAGGCAGTAGTATGAGCAATAAGAAAAGGGACAAAATTCTAAGAAGGCTTAAAGCAAAGCACCTGCACGAACTCAAGAGACGGCAAAGGCAGAGTATTGAGAAAAGAAAAACATGGCTGTATAAGACATACGGGATAGAACTGCCGGATACGAAAGCTAAGACAGAGTATAACAAAAAACTGGCAGAAGCTATGCACAGGTAAGGAATCTATTGGGAACTGGAATTGGTTACGGTAGGTTAGCAGTAATGCGAATTTATTACCATAGAAAGAGAAAACTATGTTCAGTATAAAACCTACACATTGGTGGCTGTATTTTACTCCAAGATACTGGAAGACTAAAAGAGAACTGGAACAGGTTCTTACTCGGGCCTTGATGCAGGCTGTAGAAATCGGGGTAATCAGGATTGCCGGGCCGACCGAGAAAGGGTATAAGCCGATGCAGGAGGACATAAGATGTTAAGAAAACTGGGAAAATTGGCAACTACTGTAAGGGCTTTATGTTTGAAAGCTGTAAACCGGGTTCTAAGAAATGGTTTGTACATGGCCTACCACGGAGACGATTTCTACTTCGTTCTGACCGATATGGAAAACTGGTTAGCTACTAAGGTAAAGTACAGTAATGAAAGTGATGAAGTACTGAACGCCTATGAGCAGGCAAGAGACGAGCTTTACCGGATTATGGACCGGTGGGGCGTGGATTTGTGGCACGTGGAGTAACTGCAATTTGCATACAGTTATGGCAATAAGTTGATGAATAGAAAACAAAGGCACATATTTGATGGTGGAGTTAAGTAAAGTTAATTTTTGTATGGAAAGGGACGATGGCGGAAATTTTAAAGGCTGTAAAGAAAAGCAGCCAGGGAAAGCACAAGAGGTACGGGAAGTACAAGGAGAAGTGTTTAAAGTATTTTAAATCCGGGCGTTATGTAGAAAATAAGCTTAAAAAATGGCTTAAGAATAATGCCGGGAAAGACTGGCCCCTTAAGAAGCTTAAAAAAAAGAGGGCTTTATTTTTAGAAATGCTGGAAGAAAAGCAAAGAGCGAGGAGTTAAGTATGCCTATACCTAAACCAAATGAGAATGAAGGCCAGGACGAGTTCATGTCCCGGTGCATGTCCGATAAGATAATGCTTTCCGAGTTTCCCGAACAGGAGCAGAGGGCTGCGGTGTGCTACCGCCAGTGGTCCAGGCGGGGAGGGTTGGAAGGAGCCCTGGCTGAGAGGCCGGAAATGATGGGAGGTGGGATGTAGTGATAACCACGTTAAATCCCATGTTCCATGCCAGGAATTTTATCGGCAACAGGTTACAGAGATATTTGATGGGAGGCAGTGTTATAAATAAAAAAAAATTTATAAATCTTTATGACTACGCTAATTTGAGCAGGGCTGAAAAGAGGATGATAAAGAAGCTATGTAAATTACACGGTCTTCTGCCCAACTATTTTAACTGGAGCCGCAAGTAATATAAACCGTTTGCCAACTGTTTGCCAACTATTTGCTAACCGTTTATCAACTGATCAATAGAAATAGAATTAGTATTAGAAATAGTATTAGTATTATTTAAACTACTTCCGGTAAGGATTTTACATAAATAACCTTGTAATAAGTTATATTAGATTATGAACCTAAAGGAAATTAAAAGACTTCACGAACAAACCTTGTACCCGGTAGTGAGGATAAGGGCTGAAAAAGCAGGAGGTTCGGGAACCATACTTTATTCCAAACCAGACCCAGATACTCCCGGCGAGTACGAGACCTATGTGCTGACCAACCACCATGTTATAGAAGACCTCATAAAGACCGAGGAGAAATGGGACTCCCTGCTTAAGAGGGAAATTAAAAAGGAGGTACTGGGGATACCCGAAATTGAGTATTTTGACTACGTGAAGCTGTCGGTGAGGGACAGCGGGAAGACCTTTAAGGGAGAAATCAAGGCTTATGACGAGGATCATGACCTTGCGCTCCTCAAAGTTGACACTCCCACCAGGGCAAAGTACGTAGCGAAGATATGTCCCAAGGATAAGGTAGAGAGCATTAAGCTGTTTACTCCCGTAGTATGCAGCGGATGCTCCCTGGGACATGAACCGCTGGTAAATGAAGGGTCTATTACTTCTCTTAAGGAAGATATAGACCAGAAGCTTTACTGGATGAGCAATGCCAACTCCATATTTGGCAACTCCGGCGGGGCAATCTTTATCAAGGAGACCGGAGAGTTTATAGGTGTGCCTTCAAGGATTACTACCCTTAACCTCGGCTTCGGAAGCGATATTATAACCTGGATGGGCTTCTTTGTTCCCATAAAAAGGATATATGAGTTCTTCGAGGAACAGTCCCTGACATTTCTCTATGACGAGTTAGTTACTCCCAGGCAGTGCTTTGATGAGCGCAAGAAGAAAGAAGAGGAAGCCAGGAGGCTCATGGCGGTGTCCGGGAACAGCGATTAATTTGGATACAACAATTGTAGTCAAAATTGACAACAGCTTGGGTGGTAACTTGGGGGGATGTAATGGTTTGTGGTGTACGTTCCATTTTGGAACACACCTGACGGGGGTTCGACTCCCCCCATCTCCACCAGTAAGTATTGGGTTGCGACGGCTTCCCCTCTGCGTAGCGGTCGGGCAAAGCCCTCCGGGTAGCTCCCGGAAAAAAGCCGGACGGATATTTTCACATGCCTAAAGCATGAGGGATAATATCCGTGGGTCATAGTTGCAGTACCGTTGAACCTGCAACAAAAATGGTTTGCACGAATTCCATTTAAAAGCAAACGTGGGTTGCTGGCTAACCAAAAACCAGGTGGTAACATGCGTGGTGCCACGGGTTAGTTGCGGACCCGTAATCCGCAATTGGGTAATGAGGGACTACCCAACCAACTGCGTAGCAGGCGGTAAAAGTCCCTGTACATATATTTCATGTAGGTTAACGGACACGTAACCTATATGTAACGCAATTATTTTGGTTTGGTACGGTGGTGTGATAACCGATTTCGTAGTCGGTCAGCAGAAGTTCGCCGGGACACAACACGATACCACCATCACCGTATCCTTTTTGACAATAAAGCGGATTAGTGTAGCGGAAACACAGCAGGTTCATGCCCTGCTACCAAGGGTTCGAATCCCTTATCCGCAACCAGTTTTTAGGCGTATTAGTGTAATCTGGTTAGCACGGCATCCTGTCAAGGTGTTAGCATGGGTTCAAATCCCATATACGCAGCCATACTAAATACCTGCGGTGGCTGAATAACCCATCGGCATGTGGGTAAGGCAACACATCCGCCCTTAGGAAGTAATCAAAGGGGTCAAACGTGGGTTGTCGGAGCTTGAACAGAGCCAGTGCCCTCCGGCTTGCAGGGACTCATTCTAGATAAAGGCTGTTCCCTGCCCGCAGGTAGAATCTTTGGCGTAGTTTAAATAGAACAGCCAGCATAAGGCTGGAAGGTGCAGGTAAGCCGGACTTTTACAGATACCAAGAAACGGTTCGGGTTTTTTGCTATCTGTTAAATCCTGCCGTCATCTACCAGGATAAGGATGGAAAAAAAGAACTTTAAAAGATTACCAGAATGAGTAAACCAAAGTATAAACATCTACTTTTTTATTCTGCCTTCCCCGATGAGTGGAAGGTGCTGTACAAGGCTTTGTATAAAAGGCTGGTCAGGTATTACACCAAGGAAAGGGATTTTAAGAATCCCACCTTTGAAATAATACTGGAAAAGATTGCATACCTGGCTACCAAGCTGAAATATGCTGAATCCATAGATACCACTCCCCAGTACAGCGATAAGTACAGCCGTATCCTAAGAGCCCTGCTTTCTACCCTGGAGCAGCTTATGAAGTACACCGAAGTGGTGGTAAAGAAGACCGAGACAGTGCACAAGGAAATAAGCAAGAAGAGCGACAAGGAACTGGAAGATGAAATTAAGCAGCTTATCGGCGGCGGAAAAGGAAAGATTAAAACTTTTATTGGCGGAAAGGCAGAAGCGTAGGCTAAAGGCCAGCCAGGGTATTAGGAAAGTAAGACAGTTTATCGAGGACAACCTTTGGATAAGGACCAAGGAAGGCAACCTTGTAAAGCTTAAACTCAATTATACCCAGCGGTACGTGATGGGTGTGATTGAGAAGTGCTGGAAAGAGGGAAAACCGGTAAGGCTTATAATCCTAAAGGCCAGGCAGGAAGGTATATCTACCCTAATAGAGGCGGTTATCTTTACCCTGTCTATCCTAAACAAGTATACTCGCTCCAAGATTGTGTCTTATGATGAGGATTCAGCCATAAACCTGTACCAGATGTCAGAGCGGTACTACCGCAACCTGCCTGATGAACTTAAGCCAGCTACCAAGTACTATACCAAGAGGAGCCTGGTGTTCCAGGATACCAGGAATCCTAAAAATTCCCTGGATTCAGAGATACTGATAGACACTGCCCAGAATACCAACGTGGGAAGGTCGGAGACTATACAGAACATTCACCTTTCGGAGATTGCCCTGATGGCTAAGGCCAAAGCAGTTATGAACTCTGCAAAACAGGCTGTGCCCAAGGGACCCAATTCCATGCTGGTAATTGAATCAACTGCCAAGGGAGCAGGAGATTACTTCAACTCTGAGTGGAACAGGGCCAAAGCAGGGGAGAGCGATTTTATACCAGTGTTTATACCCTGGTTTTGGCATGAAGAGTACCAGATGGAGGTTCCGGAAGGCTTTGAGCCTACTGACCGTGAACATGAGATTTACGGAAATGAACGGGAACTTATAGAGGCTTACGGATTGAGCTTCAGGCAGCTTGCCTGGCGCAGGTGGTGTATCAGGAATAACTGCGATGGAGACCTGGACATATTCAAGCAGGAGTATCCTTCCAATGATACGGAAGCGTTTATAGCTTCCGGCAGGACCAGGTTTAACAAGCGTGCCCTGGAGAGGCTTCTGCACAAGGTAAGGAAGCCCGTAGAGGTTGGCGAGATAATTTGCCTGGAAGACATAGAAGAGGTTGAGGAACATTATGGCGGAACTGTGCCGGAGATGGCTTTTAAGAAAAATCCCGGCGGCAAGTTAAAAATATGGGAACATCCCGGCATGAAGATTTACAAGGATAGGAAGGTAAAAGAGCAGTATGTTATCGGGGTGGACGTGGCAGAAGGCATTGAGGTTGAAGAGGGAGATCGGAGAAAAACCGACTTTTCAGTGGTGCATGTTTACAAGCGTTCTCCGTTTGAGATGGTGGCTGAGTGGCACGGCAAGGTGGAGCCCGATCAGCTTGCGGAGATTGTCTATAACATAGGGCATTACTATCACTACTGCTGGGTAGGAGTGGAGCGCAATAACCACGGGATACTTACCAATAAGATCCTGGAAGCAAAGTACGGGATGCTCTACTTCAGGGTTATCCTGGATGAAAAGACCGAGCGGAAGACCAGGAAATTCGGGTGGATTACTGACAGGATTACCAAGCCCCTGATGATTGATGACCTGGCTGCCCTTATCCGGAAAGAGAAGATAATTATTCCCAGCGAGAGGACGGTGGCCGAGCTGAATGCTTACATGATAAAGCCTGATGGCTCTACTTCAGCAAGGTCCGGCTACTGGGACGACTGTGTCATGGCTACTGCCATAGCCTACCAGGTGCACAAGACTATGCCCCAGATAGACTATGACGAGACCACCATTTTTGTAAAACCCAGGAATACGGTAACGGGTTACTAATAGAAGATTGAGGATAAAGGCCGGGAAAAATTGGGGAAAGGTGGATAACTATCGGAGTTTTAAGCGAAATGCGGCAAAGGAGATAACCTACTTAAGTAAGGATGCCGGCAGGAGCAGGGAGAAATGAAAGACAGCCTTGAGTATTACAAAATCCTGAATCTTGAAGATGTGAAAAGGTGTAGGAAGGTAAACCGGAAATTTTACTGGCTGGCTAACCGGATAGATAAGGATATACGGGAAAAATTTATTAAATTTTTAAGGGATAACGGGAAGAAAATAAGATTTTAAGTGTCCCCCTACCAATACCTCCCTTCCCAGAGGCTTTTTTGCGGCTTGTGCCTCTTCCCCCCTAAAACAAGCTGCTTAAAACAAAAAATTTAGTGGACGTAAATTTATGGCAAAACAGGATAAAAAAACAATAAGTTTAGTAGTGGACAGGTTTGAAACCAGGAAGGAAAGACGCAGGTCCAAAGAGGACGAATGGATTGAGTACGAGAAAAAGTACCACTTGCAAAGGGACAGGACTGAAAGGGAGCTTGCGGATATTGAGCTGGGTATAAAGTCTGACGTCAAGATGCCCCGTGAGCTGGTTACCATTGAGACCAAGAAACCAAGGATTATGGCTTCCATGTTCGGCAGGGCTCCCATTATGAAGGTTTTAACCGATAATGAAGAGCTTTTGGAGCAGGCCAAGAACAACGAGATAATGCTGGAAAATTACTTCAGAAAGTACCTGTACGTTCCCACCTTTTTTACCCTGGAGCAGGCCCTAAAAATAGGGACAGGTATACTGGCTTTAATGTGGCTGTTTAAAAAGGACGGCGGGGAGCTTATAGACCGCCCCCACTTTGAGAAGGTGGATTTGTTTAATTTTTACATCCCTGAAACTTACCTTACCGTGGACTCTGCTCCCTATGTGATAAGAAGGGTACTGAAGTCTTTAGACCATATCAAGAAGATGGCTGAAAAGGGGATTTACAAAAATGTGGATGATATTACCGATAAGAGTTTCGGCAATATTTCAGATGAGAACGACCGGCTGGCGGAAAGGCTGGAAATAGCAGGGCTTTCCGGAGGAGGGCAGACTATCAGCGGGCTGGATACCCAGGACAAGGAAATAAAGTATGTGGAGCTGTTGGAGCACTGGGAGGATGACCGGGTTATAACCATAGCCAACCGCTCCGTGGTTTTAAGGGACGGGGAAAATGAGAAAGGGTTTAAGCCTTTCTTTGCCATAAAGGACTACCCCCAGGAAAATATGTTCTACGCCAAAGGGGAGATTGAAATTCTGGCTGACCTTCCCCAGTATGCAGAGGATGTTAAGAACCTGAGGGTGGATATTCTAAAGAGGGTGGCCCATCCGGGAGCCCTGGTTTCAAGAAAGGCCAGGATAAGGAACCAGGATTTGATAATAAAGCCCTTCCAGATTATAAAGACTGACGACATGGAGGGTTACAAGGAAATCCAGAGGCCGGAGGTCAAGCGCTCCATATTTGACGAGGAAGTGGTGGCGGAAGGAAATATCGAGGATACCACCGGGATTTACAAGTACTTAAAGGGCGGACCGGCGCCCAGGGGAGAGACTGCTTATACTACTGCTGAAATGAAAGAATCGGGTTCGGAAAGAATAAACTCCATGGTGAACTTTAACTGCAAGACTTTTCTTACTCCCCTGGCGGAAAAAACTACCCGATTGTGCCTGGCAAAACTGGATACCGATAAGTGGTTCAGATACGTAACTCCGGAAGGCAAGACTGCATACAAGAAGATGTCCAAAAAGGATTTGGCCAAGGACTACAGGGAATTTTTCACTTATGAGTCCAATGCCTTCGTGATAAAGTCCTTATCCGACATTACCCTGCAAAACAACTTCATGGCCCTTTATGACCGGCTGGTAGGGAGCGGAAACGCCAACGTGTATGAGCTAAATAAGTTTATGTTGGATATGTTTGAGATAAAGGGCAGGGACGACATTTTGTTTAAAGGCTTTGAAACTCAGCTGGTTGAGACTTTGAGAAAGGATGAGGGTCTGGCGCAGGTTGTGGGGGCTCTTGCTTCCAATCCCCAGGTAGCGCAGATCGTGGAGGCTATCATGGCCAATCCGCAGGTACTTGGAAAGATAATGGCGCAGATGCAGGGACAGCAGCCGGCGCCGGAAGGCATGCCGCCCCAAGAAGTGCCTCCAGAAGGAGGTCAGGTTGTTTAAGAGGAGAAAAGCGGACAAAGAAATACTGCAAGCTATAGAGGAAGGCCGTGCCTTAGAAGACATGGTTAACCACTCCCAAGGCTGGCAGATAGTTAAGAAGCATTTAGAGGAAAACAAAGATATCGCCCAGCAGGCCCTCGTGGATGAGGAGAACTTGGAGCAAATCAGGATATGGCAGCACAACATCAGGTATTACTATGAGCTGATTGGGTTTATAGAAGAAGCCATAAAAGATAAGAATGATTACCTGGAGCGATTTGATATAGATTAGTAAACCAATCCCCCCACGTTGTGGGAAAAGGAGAACAAGATGAATGATTTAAATTTATCCCCTGATACCAGTGACCCTGGCGATAGCCTTGGTGAAGGCCTTGGTGAAGGCCTTGGCGAAGGCGAAGGGCATGAGCAGGCATCAGAAAAGGATAGCGGGATTTCTGCCTACAAGGAACTTTTAGAGAAAAAGGGCTTCAAGTCCGAAGAGGATTTGGCAAAGTCCTACATAGAGGCAGAGAAGAAAATAGGGAGTATGGGACAGAGGAACCGGGAACTTGAGGAATGGATTGCACAGTTTGCCCCCTACCTTAACGACTTCCAGGCTTATGTTAAGAACAAAGACTCGTTTAACGAGTTTATGACCGGAAAGCATGAAGCCGACAAGGGCAAGGGAAAAGCAAAAGACCCTAAGGAAGATTTGAGGGCTGCATACGAAAAAAACCCGGAAGCTGTCGAAGAACTGGTTAAGGATGTTATAGGTTCACAAATCCAGCCTCTTCAGAAGCAGTTTCTACAAAAGGAAGTAAACGATACCCTCAGGGATATGAGAGCCGACAAAAAGGCTTTCCCCTATATGGACAAGGAAACCGAGGAGGTTATGGCTCAAATCCTTAGAACTGATCCTAATTTCAAGGATAGGCCGGTTACAGGACAAACCCTCAAGACCATCTATAAGCTGGCCGTAAGCGAAAGGCTTAATGACATCCTGGAAAAGGCAAGAAAAGAAGGAAAAGACGAGGCCTACCGGAGCATTAAGTCCAAGCAGGGCGATTTTATGGAGTCTGACGAGGGATCAGAAACAGGCAAAGTAAGCGACTTGGACAAGGAGATAGTGGAGGGCATATTCAATGCCCGTGGCAAGCCGCTTATATAGAGGAGGATTATAGAGTAAATGGTTGAAATCATAACAGGGGGTAGAGATACCCTTAATATTAACCAGGCCAGGCGTGTCGTTGACATGTCTAAAACGATTGCGCTGCTTAACCCCAGCGCCAATCCCCTCACCCTTCTTAGCCAGAAGGCAGCCAGACTTAAGGCCATAAACCCTGAGTTTAGCTGGCTGGAGGACGATCTGAGACCGGCTTGGGATGCGATCAACAACGGAGCAGGTTACACCGACTCTGATACTGATTTAGTGGTAGATAATGCTGCTTATTTCGAGATAGGCAGCCTGGTTGACGTTCCCAGGACTGGTGAAATAATGAAGGTTACCGCCATCAATACCAGTACCAACACCATTACCGTTGCCAGGTCAGTGGGTTCAACTGCCGCTGCTGCGCTGGTTGACGATGACCCGTTAATGATAATGTCGGATGCCAATCAGGAAGGGGCAAAGTCCAGGGCTTCCAAGACCACCAAGATAGAGAGCCTGACCAACTATACCCAGATTTTCAGGACCCCGGTGGAGGCTACCCGAACCGAGTCTTCTTCCGAGCTTTACGGCGGAAAAGACCGGAATTATTACCGAAGGAAAGCAGGTATAGAACACGCCAAAAAAATAGAGTGTGCCCTGTGGTTCGGTGAGAAAGGCATAGATACTTCCGGAGACCATCCCGAAAGGTACACCGGCGGAGTGTTCGAGTTTCTGGCTGGCAACTTCACTGATGCCGGCGGAACCCTTACCGAAGCTGACTTCGAGGCTTTTGTACGGGATGCCTTCAAATACGGCAGTGATGTGAAGTACGGGTTTGCTTCCCCGCTGGTGCTTTCGGTAATAAACCTGTGGGGTGTTTCCAAGTTGCAGACGGTCCCCAGGGATAAAACTTATGGCCTGGCAGTAACCAAGTACATATCCGCCCACGGAGAGCTTAACCTGATTAAGAACAGGCTGTTCGAAGGGGCAGTGTACGGCGGTTATATGGTAGTCCTTGACTTTGCAGACGAGTGCGTGGCCTACAGGTACTTGCAGGGCGGGGATACCAAGCTTAAGACCAACATCCAGGACAATGACGCTGACGGCTGGAAGGATGAGTACTTAACCGAGGCCGGCCTTCAGCTCAAACAGCCTGACAGGCATGCAGTGCTTACTGGAGTAACTGGATAAAGCACCTACAGAGAGAGTGCCGGATTTCCCAGCACTCTCTCCCATCATTACCAACCTTTTTTAGGAGTGATTATGCCTACTTTTATAACCAAGTATAAGAATGTAACTTTGATTATGGAACCTACCTACCACCAGGTGGTAAACGGCAAGACCCAGATTGTCTATGGGAAAGAGATTAGGTTCTTGGGCGGCGAGTACAAGACCGAAAATGAAAAGGAAATAAAGTTTTTAAGAAACCATCCCTACATGGAGCAGCAGAAGATTTTTGAGCTTAACCGTCCCAGTTCCAAGCCCAAGTCCCAAAAGAAATAGAGGTGAGCTATGGCCAAAACCCTTAGACAGCTAAAGGAAGCGGTGGCGGGAAGGGATTACGAGGCACAGAGCGATATAGACACCCGGCTGGGGCAGTGGCTAAATGACGGTTATGCCGAGATGTCTGAGTTTGACTTAAAGGACTTCCATAAGGAAGATACCATCACCACGCTTGCAGGTGTCTATGAGTATGACCTGCCTTCCGACTACCGCAAGATGGTAAATATAAAGCCGGAAGGGTGCCAGGTAATAGAGTTTAATATTGTAACCCGCTATGACCGCATAAATTACGACCCTGATAATATAGAGCGGGGAGTGCCCCAGTTTGCCACCATATTCGGGAAAAAAATCTACTTTACTCCTACTCCCGACAAGGCTTATACCATAACTGTCCGCTACTACCATATACCGCCTGAGCTTAGTGATGACAGCCCTACCTGCCTGACCAGGATAAGGGATATAGCTTTAGTGGATTATGGTACTGCCATGTATAACCACCTCCAGAAGGATTATAATGCTTACCGGGAAATGATGGGAAAGTTTTATAACAAATGCAATAACTGGCAGTTGCAGGATACCGATGAGACCGAGGACAGCTCGGACATGATGGAGCTTCAACGCCAGTATGAGCAAAGGATGAGGGGGTACTAATTATGGCTTCCGATTTTCCTATCCATATAGATAGTTTTGACACAGCGGTAAACAACCTAAGGCTTGACCTGTCTGATGATGTCCTGGTTGACGATGATGTAATAAAAGTTACCAGTACCGCAGGAGCACCGGACTCAGGGCAGTTTGGGATTGAAAATGAGCAGATTAGGTATACCGGAAAGACTGCCACCCAGTTTACCGGGTGCATCCGTGGGGCTGACGGCACCACTGCCGCTCCCCACCTGAAGACCGCAGAAGGAGGCGAGGTATTTTTTGGCCCCGCCGCCAATTATGTAAACAAACTGGCAGATGCGGTAAAGGCGGCACAGGAAAAAATAGGTATAGACAATTCGGAAGATCCTGACAGCCATGATTACAAGATAAGTGAACTAATCACTATTATAGAAAAAGGTTGGATACCTGCTGATGAAACTTGGACTTACGCTTCTTCTACTACTTTTACAATTAGTGGAGATAAGACAGGTAAATATCAAAAAGGCGATAAAATAAGATATAAACAAGGTGGGGATTGGAAATATGGTTATATCATTGGAGTTAGTTACTCATCTCCTAATACAACTATAACTGTAACTGGTGGTAGTGATTATTCGCTTGCAGATGCTGCAATAACTGATAATTATTATAGTAAAGTAGAAAATCCGCAGGGATTTCCACAATGGTTTAATTGGACGCCTACCTATAATGCTTTAGGAGATATGACATACACATCAGTTACAACTGAAATTGCAAAACTTAGAGTTGATAAAGCGACAATAACACTTATTGTATTTGCAGAGGGTACAACTGGAGGTACAGCAAGCAGTGGCATAAGCGTATCACTACCTGTAAATAGTACCGAGCGGTGGATAGGAACAGGTGCTATATGCGTAGATAGTTCATATATGAGTGGATTTGCAGTAATATCTTCAGGGTTAGTTAACGTACAAGTATACAAATATGACCAATCTAACTGGGGTTTGGGAACGCTTAGAAGAATAGGATTTCAAATAATATATCCATATTAAAAATATAAGAGGTAATCTATGGCACTTACAATAGACCAGAGAACAAGAACATTTACACGAACACTTTTAAATTTTGAAGGTGGTTTAAAGCCTGGCAAAGGCACAACAAGTTATGGAAAAGAGGCAGGCTGATATTGCCTAAGGATTTGGGGTTTAGTTATTAAGGAATATTAATATGCCTACTATAAATGCTTTAAACAGGTTCAAATACCAGCAGATGGATTTAGCCGGAGGGCAGAACGACAAGGTTGATCCCCTCAAAATTGGTGCCAACCAGTTTGAGAAGATAAGGGATTTTATCTATGACGAGATAGGAAACCTTACCCTTATCGGCAAAACTACTCCGCTTAACATAGACACCGGAGACTATGAACACCGCCTGTTACACAAATTCAGGCTGGATGATGGCACCGAGCACCTTATAGCCTGCACCTCTGATGGCAAAATCAAGGCTTTAACCGGGCTTACCCTAACCGACCTTAAAACTGGTCTGCCGACCAATAAGTATTTTAGCTGTGAAACCTACAAGAATAAGTGCTATGTAGCTATGGGTGCAGGCAAGACACAGGTTATAGATGCCAACGAGGGCTCTTTCCCCTACCCGGTAAGGGATATCGGATGTCCCAAGCCTGCTTCCTCTTGTACCGCTGCGGCGGGAGCGGCAGGGGATTTGACCGGAAAGTACAAGTACGGAGTAACCTTTGTTTATAAATTTGGGCAGTCTGCCGTGTCTCCCCTAAGTAATGAAGTAAACGTAACCAACCAGAAAATAAATGTTTCTGGTATTCCTACCGGCGGGCCTTACTGTATCGGAAGGTGGTTATACAGAACTACAGCCGGCGGGGAAACGCTTAACAGGCTGACCTATATTGATGATAACACTACCACCACCTATGAGGACAATATCTCAGATGGAGGGCTGGAAGGGATAGAGCCTTATGATGGAAACAATATCCCCCCTGAAGATACATCTATTGTTTTTTACTACAAGGGCTACATGTACTATGCGGTAGGCAATAAATTATATTACTCCCAGCTTATGACCCCCGATGAGGTACAGGTTTCCGACTTTGATGAGTTTATGCACAATATAACCGGTATTGAGCGGACACTCAACCCCGATATGATGATAGTATTAACTGAAGGGGAGACCTATGCCTACAGCGGCACTTCCCCCCATGCCGATGAAGACGATACCATGGTACGGGAGGTAATAGATAAAAACATAGGCTGCATTGCTCCCAATTCCATACGGAGGGCAGGTAGCGACTTATTGTTTCTGGCCAATGACCGGAGAGTACACCGGCTTTCCAGGGTGGTACTGGCCAGCACCACCACCTTCGAGCCCAAGGCGGTCTCCGATGTTATAGACGGTACCATGCAGCACCGGCTTAACCCTGACCGGCTCAAACATGCCCATGCCCTCTATTATGATAGAAAGTATTTTCTGTACGTGTCCGCCAAAGACTACGGTAGTGAAAACCTGGTACTTATAGCCGACCTTATGTTTGAAAACTCTCCCTGGGTAACCGCCGAGCCCATGGCGGTTTCAGCTTCTGGCATATGGAAGGACGAGGCGGAAAACTCCTGTATGGTGATATCCCAGGCAGGTACTCCGGTTATATACAGGTTTGAACCCACCAGCCAGGAGGCAGGCAGGGGCATAAGCCCTTTGATAAGGAGCAGGCAGATACATGTGGGCCAGCCCTTTAACCGAAAGATTTTCTACAAGCTGAGGATACTGGCTGAGGCTTCTGTCGACTTCTTTTTTACGGTAAAGGTATTTATAACCAAGGCTGGAAAGACTAAGATTATTACCCGTAATGTCCAGGGGATTACCGTAACTGGCGATTCTTCAATAATCTGGGGGCAGGGAGTATGGGGCCAGGGAATGTGGGGTTCTAACGTAGAATACACCAATGCAGTAGTAAACATTGGAGAGCCCATATACCTGGGTACAGACGGCGAAATTTTGCAGTTTGAAATTTACAACGTATCCGCTTCCACCAAGTTTACTCTTAAAGGCTTTGAGCTGGAGGGCAGGATGATGAGAACCCAGAATTAAGCTTTTGTGGTATAATGAAAACTGGAGGCCAGCAGGTTTTTTTCGCTCATAACTTAGAAGGCAGATTAGGGCATTAGAGACGGTTTTTAACTTACAAGATACAAAATATACCTGCTGTAGCATAAAATGTTATGTAAAATACTAAATGCACTAATTTTAATGTTAATAGTTATGGTTCTGGTCGGCTGCCAGCCCGAAGCGGCAGTTGCTCCTGATACTGACCAGCTAAATAATTATACTAATACTGACCATTCCAGGACAGCAGCCGAGACAGGGACAGTAGCTGAGACAGAGACAGCAGCTGAAGCAGTAGACAGCTTAATTCCTTTACTGGACAATTTAAACAACTATCTTAAGTGTGTCTATTACGGAAGTGCAGAAAAGGATGGAATAGTTTTAAGTGGATTTACTGCCTTTAGTATAGAATATGAAGGCAAGTTCTACCTGGTAACTGCCGGGCACTGCGTGGAGTACGAAGGGATTAAACTGGAGAATTTTAAGTTCAAGCCTAATTTTTCCGAAACCTGGATTTACCCCGAACTTTTAACTTACAAAAACAACAGGTTTTTGGATTATGCGGTATTTGTCAGTAACCACGTAAACGAAGGCTTAAAGGTAACGTTAGATAAGAAATATTCACCTGAAAATATAACCAGAGAGGTGCTTAGAGGCAATCTTTATGTTTTGGGTTCTTACCATGTAGGAAAAAATATTTTAAGAAATTCCAATACACACAGCACCAGCGGGGAAAGCGGAAGCCCGGTTGTAAACTTAAACGGTGAGGCAGTGGGAATCTTAACTGGAGGTCCGGCATTGGCATTGACGTTATTTGGAGAATTTATTTTAGAATTTTAAAGACTTAATTTAAAAACTTAAAAACACAAAAAAGACACCAGGCAGGGTGTCTTTTTTAATGCAAGGAGAAAGTACTTAAATGATTTTAAAGAAGATGAAAAACTACTTAATCAGTGTCTTAAATGACATTATGCATGACCAGACGGGACAGGTTGGTTATGACCCCCATTCAGGCTGGAAATATACACCGAGCTATATTGGAAGTGTTATTTCCCCTTATGTAAAAAAGGCTGGTAGTGCCCTGAAAAGTGCTGCCGGTACAGCATCCGATATTTTCTGGCGTGGAGATTATTCGGGTCTTTCCACCTCTACCTACCCGGGGCAGGGCAAAGCAGGACTGCCTATAAGTTTGAGGGGAAAGGCACAATCTTCCAGTTATACTCCTGGCTCCCTGACACCCCCCAAGATTTCGCCTACTCCTCCCGGCCAGGGAGAAGCAGGGATACCGCTGTATATTAGGTATGCTTCCCACCAGACCAGCCCTAAGCCTGAAGGTAGGGGTGAAATAGTTACTTCAGCTACCGGTGATGATGTACTTTCTTGGGAAGACTACTTTGCTTCCGTATCCGGTAGTCTCGGGACTGGAGGCGGGGGTGATGTTTCTGTACCTGAAGCTCCCGATCTTGGCGTGGAGCTTACCCCCGAACAGATAGCCCAGCTTGAAAGGGAAGCCAACAAGTACGCCATGATGGGCTATGAACCGCAGTTAAGGGAACTTGACAGGGCTCTAAGGGAAAACCTGAGGATGAGCCAAGAGACAGAGGAAAAAACCATACCCACCTATGAGCGTTCCATGCGCAGCGTAGCCGGTGCGGTAGCCAATGCCATTGCCGACTATGCACAGAGACTGAACAAGATAGGAAGGCTGGAAGGCGGGCAGTACGGGGAAGGCGCAGAAAAGCTGCAATCGGCAGGAATACGGGAAAGAAGTGCTTTAGAACAAGCCTTAAATGAAAGGCTTACCGATATAAGAACTGCCAGGGACGAGTACGAAAGGAACATAAACGAACTCAGGGCAGGAGTGGAGAGGGAAAAGGGCTTATACAATGCTCTTACCTTTGAGAGGCTGAAGAGAGAGGCCCTGGAAACCGAAAGGGATATAAGGCAGCAGACTTTTGATAACGAGATGGCAAGGTCAAACTTTATAGCTACCATGAACCAAATGATATGGGAAAGAAAGATAAGAGAACGACAGCTTGCTGCCGAGATAGCCTCCGCAAAGGCCCAGAACGCTTTAGCCGAAAGAAGCCTTGAAGCCCAGATTGCTAACATGAACCGGCAGTACGCCACCGCCACCCAAGGGCAGGACATAAACAGGTTTATACCGGTTAAGATTGGCGGGCAGATAACCTACATGTACCCCAATGAGTATATGGCTTGGGAAGAACGTAATAAACCTGCACCGGCACAGACACCCCTTGACAAGTTGCTGGAGGAGCTGGTCTGGAAGGAAGCAAGCCAGGCAATCGCTCCCTACAGGTTCAGCAGCCTGAAGTCAAATGTAACCTATGCTATAAAATAACTTAACCTAAAACGAATATGGCAGATTTATCGCAGCTTATAGACTACACCGGTAGTCTTGGCATTTCAACAAGTAAGAGAACTTCCTCGCAAAAGATTCTTGATATACTGGAGGCGCTAAACAGGAAAAGGCAGGAGCATGAGTTTGAGTACCCTTCCGGCTACAAATCCCTTACCGACCAGTGGTACTTTCCCTTACTCAGCAAGGACGTAAGACGGAAGATAAGTACTATTGGCAGCCTTGTTGGGACAAATCCTACCCACCTGGACCAACTGGCAAAGCAGGCTTACAACCTCCGTACCAGGATAGGAGAGCAGGGGCTTCCCACCAGCCCCCAGGCTTCCCTATGGCAGAAGGGTATGGATTTGGGAAAGAAAACCATGACCGGCGTAATGTCGGCCTTGATGGCCTTTCCCCGTGCCGGCTCCGCTTTTTCTACAGAGCTTGCCAGGAGCATGAAAAGCATTGGGGATTACCAGGAAAGGTTTAAACAGCTTCCCCGCTCCATTCTGCAAAGTGCCTGGGAGGGGCTTAAAGCTTTACCGAATTTAAGCGAAAAGTACAAGAACTGGAGCTATAAGGATTTCTTTAAGGAACTGGGTATACCAGACAAGCCTTTTGCCTGGGCCAAAGACACTGATGACTGGGCCAAGGGTTTAAACTGGTTCCAGAAGATTGCCTCTGCCCTGGTAGGAACTCCGGCTGCTACTGCCGGGTTTGTAGGAGATATTGCGCTTGACCCCCTGACCTACTTGACCCTGGGAGTAGGCCACGGTGCAAAAGCGATAAAACTTCCTGTTGATATTTTAAAGAAACTGGGGCCCCAGGCTACTAGGACAGGCAAAATATTTCTAAAGCCCGCAGGGATAAGTCAGCTTTCGTCTCTGTACGATGATATGCTGAAGCTCATAGGTAAGTCCAGGGTGGGAAAAGAGTTTGTCCAGGAGGCAGGGATAAAAGGTCTTGGCCAATTAAAGAAGGTATCGGCAGGCACGCCTATAACAGGACTCTTAAGCAAAGCCCAAAAAGAAGTAGCAGAGCAGTTGGGGCAGGAAGCCTTGGAGAAGCTTGCCTATCAGAGTGCAGTTAATACCTTTGGTAGAAGGCTGGGCAGTATGGCTGCCAAAGACTTAAGCCGGCTTATTGACTACGGGGGCTTAAAAGTCTTTGGCCATACCATACTGAAGCCCGAAACCATATCAAAGATATACCAGAAAACGGGTCTGGCCAAAGTAGCCGATTTTATATCCAATACCAAACCCGGACAGGTAGCAAGACAGGTAAAAAACAGCATAAACTCCTGGCGCAAAAAAGTGTTTACTATGAAAGGTGAGGCCCCGGAGGAGCTTTACCAGCTTTTCAGGTATCACATGGACTTGATGGCCAACTACGAGAAAAAACAGGCTATGAAAATGTTGGCCAAGATAGGCAAGGGTTATACCAAGGAATCCAGGAAAAGGGTTACTGAATATTTGTGTAAGCCCTACGTGCTGGATGTTATTCCTGAAGAGACCTTAAGGAAAGTTCCTATCAGGAAGATGATCCGTAAAAAGATTATAGAGACCGTGCCCATGAAGGAAGCTGATAAAGCAAGGCTTATAAAGTTGCAGAACTACATTGATGAGCTTGACAACTACTTTATGGGTAAAATCAACGATGTCCTCAAAGGTGTAGAGGGAATTCCAGGAGTGGAAAATCCCTTGAAGGTAATAAAGGAGTTTATAAAGAAACACGGCGGACTGGCCTACGACCCGGTTAATTTTGAAATGAGTTTTAAAGACCCTGCCAACAAGGCTCTATTCCCCCTAATAGGGAGTAGGGAGAGAAGTGCTGCCGGAATCAGGGGAACTGCTACCGTTGACCAGTGGTTTCAGGAATTGTGGGAGACCCATCCCCAGCATTTGAGGGCATTAGGGCTTATTCCTGGTGACTATGCGCACAAGTTTTTGGATGTATTAAAGCAGCCTTCTTCCAAGTTTGACGTAAAGGGTTTTAGCCGGGAGCTTATGACCGAGGAAGATTACCTGGATTTGGTTTCTAACATAATTAGGAAAAGCCCCGATGATATAGAAAAGCTGGAAAAACTAATGAAAGCCGAGGAAGTAGCATCCATTGCCGCTGCCAGGCTGGCGGAGTTTGGAGACCCCTTAACCAGGCTTACTACTCACCGTTCCATGCTTATGAATTTAATCCCCGACCAGATATCGGACAGAACTTTAAAGATTGCCAAACATTACCAGATACCCGGCCAGGCTTCCAAGCAGGTGGAAAGGGTTATAGAGGAGCAGGTTACTGAGTACGTAGACCAGATATTCAAGATAAAGAAATGGATTAAAAAGCCCAAGGAACTTACCCCCGATGAAAAGTTTTTAGTCAAGTTTGCTAGGGAAAATTTAGAAAAGCTCTATGAGTACGATCATGCCTGGGGAGTGGGTTCAAAGTATAGAAGGGGTTATGTACCCGGCTTTACCGAAGAAGGGGCAAGGCTTCCCATACTTACTTCCAAAAAGGCGAAAGAAATTGGAAGTGCCGCTGCCAGGTATCAGCAGCCTAAAGTGTTTCCCCATCCCCTGGCTGCCAGGCAAGCAGGCTTTCCTGCCGAAATGGACATAATCCAGATACTTTATAAACGAAATGCCGAGTCCATAAATAAGATTGCGAGGAAAAAATTTTTAACTCAAGCTACCAAGTTTGGAAGGAAAGGCGTACCTGTTTCCCAGAGAACCAAGTATGTGAAGATAACTGAGATACCGGAACTAAAAGGAATGTATTTTAAACCCCAAGAGGCCCAGTTTTTAAACAGGGCCAAGGATTTCCTGTCCGATGAGGGCACAAATTCGGTTCTAAAGTTATACGACCAGTTTACCGGCTGGGGGAAGACTTTTGCCACTGCTCCCATACCCGGATTTCACTTCAGGAACATGTATTCCAACTGGTGGCAGCTGTACCTAATGGAAGGTGCGCAGGGGCTAAACCCGGCATGGCACAAAAAAGCGGTGGATATCTTGAGGGGGGTAGGAGGCAAAAAAATTAAGCTTGCGGGTAAGACCTATACCTATGAGCAGTTACTGGAACTGTCCCAAAAATGGGCTATAACCGGTACAGGCTGGATGGGTTCTGAAACCCCTACCGCACTCTCAAGGCAGCTTGCCGAAGCAGTTATGCCCAAAGGGGAAAAGGTGTTAAGGGGAATGAAGCTTTTTTCCCGTGAAGGAGCTCCTGCCAAGTACGGGACTATCGGCGGAAGGTTTATAGAGGACGAAGCAAGGCTCACTGGTTTTCTAATTGAACTTAACAAGCACGGAGATGCCAGCCATGCGGCCGGTGTAGTAAAGAAATTTATGTTTGACTACAGTGAGCTTTCCAATGCGGAAAAAACACTGTTTAAAAGGATTATGCCGTTTTATACATGGGCCCGAAAGAATATACCCTTAGAGTTTGAACAGCTCGTAAAACAGCCAGGCAAGTTTGCCGCCATACCCAAGCTTAAAACCCTGGTAGAGGCAAGTACCCCCATACCGGAAGGCTACGAGCAGTACAAGCCGGACTACTTTGAAGAGCTTTACGCCATAGCCACCCCCTTAAGGGATAGCGAGGGCAACATGCTGGTGTTTAATCCCAACTTTGCATGGCAGGACATATCCAGGGTAAGTGTCAAGGATTTCTTTTCCATGCTTAATCCCCTGATAAGCGTGCCTTTTGAACTTGCGACTAACCACGAGATATTTTACGGAAAAGAGATTGAGCAGTACGACGGTGAATTGGTGGAGGCCCCGGGCTACCTTGCCCCCCTGCTGGCTTTGCCCGCTGAGTGGCTAAAGAAATTCGGGCTTACCAAGGGGGTAAGAAGGAAGTATAACCCCGAAACTGGGAGGGTGGAAGATACCGGGGAAGAGATGCTTTATATACCTGCAAGGGCAGAGTATATCTCAAGGCAGATACCTTTCCTGCACAATATAGCCAAATCCCTGCCCCAGGAGAGAAGGCCCACTACTGCCACCCACCTTGGTTCCTGGCTTACCGGTATTAAATTCTTTCCTTACGAAGGGGAAAAATCCCGGTACTTTAAGACTGCCGAGGATATAGAGAACTTAAAGGCCCTGGTAGAAAAATACAAACAAATGGGCTTATGGAGTGACGAGGGAGAAAAATCTAAAGTTATTAAGGCTATCCAGGATATAGAGAACTTACAGGCCCTGGCAGATAAATATAAACAAATAAGTGTACGGGGGTAAGTAGTAATGATACTAGACATACTAACCTACATAGCGTTCGCCGGGATACTTTTATTCGTATTCTGGTTCATATTTTCCAAAGGAGAAGGAAAAAATGGCAGACGGAAATAACGGCAGAGCTTCAATAAGGGAAGTATACAAGGAAATAATCCCCATGCGTGAAGATATTGCCGAGATTAGAACCATGCTTAAAAGCCATCTGGTAATCTGCAAGGAAACAAGGAACGAAAACAAGAAAGAGCATAGGCATTTTATATCAAGAAAGCTGTTTACTACAATTTCGGTAATCCTGGGACTGCTCATAGCCATATTTGAAACTTTGAGTTTTATACGGGGGTAGGATATGTTAGGTATATCGGGAGCAGGCAAGTGGTACGGTACGAACTGCATACCCTCCGGCGTAAAGATAATAGAAAACCGTTACGTGATAAGCAGCACTTCTAAGGTCAAGACATTTGGGGAAGTGTTTAAATACTGCAAGGCAAATAAGATAAAACAGGTTATAACTATTGACCTATGGAAAGAGACCGGACACTTGCAGGCTGGGGAGACCCAGTTAAGGCAGGTGGTAAAAGGCTTAAAGAACTCGCTTTTAGCTAACGGAATACCGAAAGAGCTTGCTTGTTTCCAGCTTGACAATGAGCCAGCTAAATACAAAGTGCCTATGGGCATGTATTGCTGGCAGGCTAATGTAATACATGATGAGATTGGCGGAGCATATGACTTATATGTAGGTGGAGAAGAGGCAAGTTATCGTAACTGGTATATAAATATAGTACCAAACTGTGCCTGCGAAGGGATAGCCTTCCACCTTCAGAACTGCGGCTTGAGTTTGAAGGATACAGATAATAGTATTAATTTTATTGCTACTTTGGCTAAAAAACACCAAAAGAAGGTCCTTTGCAGCGAGGGAAACTACCAGGACCCCAGGTATGCTTCTACATGGGAAAATATTCTGTATCACATCAAAAAGTGTAAAGAAATCGGAGCTGATTACTGCGTAATATTCTTAGAGCTTTGTAACCATCCAGAGTATGAGTGGCTTTCTTTTAAATATAACGGGGACGTGCGCAGTCCCTACTATCACCAGTATCTAAAATTATGCAAATATGAGAGGGACGATGAGGATATGAAATTAGACCGAATTTATAAAAAAGGAAGCAGGGGAATAGGGGTAAGGTTTATACAGATGGTGCTAAACCGTGATATGAAACCTGATCCCTTACTGGTAGTAGATGGTATCTGGGGTCCCAAGACTAATGCTGTCGTGCTTGCCTACCAGGAGAAATACAACCTTTCTAAGTACGGTGGGGCAATAGGACCCAATACCATGCAGAACATGGTTAAAAACTATCCCGATATTTGGGACAACATCCAATACAAATATGCGATAGGCATAAGGTAATGACTAAAACCGAAGCAATCAACACCTTAAAACCGATAGCTTACAGTTTGAGGGCAAAGCACTGCTGGCTTAAGGGTAAACTGTCACTGCTGATAGGACAGGTACTGGTAGAAAGCAGTTACCTAAAACATGCTCCCGGCAATAACTGCCTGGGAATTAAATGGACTTCCAGGTACCCTGAATCCAGGAAACAGATGTTATGGACAAAAGAGTGGATAGGTGGAAAATACCGGCCAGTTAAGGCTCCCTTTGTCATTTTTGATTCCATAGAGGAATGTATAGAGGAAGGCTATATTAGAATACTTATGCTTGATAGATATAGGGAGACACGAAAATCCCCTGACTGGTGGGAAGCTACCAACTATGTAAGACTTAATGGTTACGCAACATCTCCTTCATACACGGAAACTTTGCGCAAAACTATCCTTTCTACAAGGATATACGAGATAGACTGGGAGCACGATCCGGAAGAAGAGATAGTGCCGGGACTTACTCCCAATTTCAAAAGAAGAGAAACCTACTCCAATGTCCGGATGGGCAGAAAAACCTACTACCGGGTTATAGAGCCCTACCCCGAATATGATAAGTCCGTCAAGAGTCTTGCCATACAGTTACAGAAAGGAAGGGATGCTGTAGGGCAGCCTTTTATAGTTACTCCCAACGGTTGCTGGTTCAGGCAGGAAACCTACAACATACTGGCAGGAGGAGCAGGTAGGTCACAGCATAAAACTGCCAATGCGGTAGATATATATACCCCCAGGGGGCTTACCACCTACCAGTTTTACCAAGTCATGAAAGCCAGTACTGATTGCAGGGGGTTTGGAATAGGCAAAAATTTTCTGCACATAGATAGAAGAAAAAGGCAATCCCTATGGTTTTATTAGTTAAAATTACTGACAACCTTAAAATAAGGCTGCTAACTATTTTAAGCCTTGCCGGTTCTAAAGTCCGGCTGGACGATGAAACAAGAAAGTTTTTTGACAAACTAAACAGCAATTAAGCAGGAGGTATTTATTTGAAGTTCGTATCACTTGACATCGAAACTTCTAACCTAAATGCCGACTTTGGCTTTGTGGTATGCGTGGTAGCCAAAGAGTACGGGAAGGAGAAGATGGATATATTTCGGATTGACGATTACAAGGTGTGGAAAAAGGCACGCTACAACGACAAGCCGCTGGTAAAGGATGTGAGAGAATACCTGCAAGAGTATGACGGACTTATCACCTATAACGGCAGGAATTTTGACCTGCCATTCTTACGAAGCCAGCTTATATGCTACGGGCTTGAGCCCATGAAGGACATGTTCCACGTGGACGTGTTTTATATTACCAAGTACCGGCTTAAGCTCCATAACAACAAGCTCAATTCCCTGATATGTTTTTTAAACTCCACCCGGAGCGGAAAAAAGAAGATCGAAGAAAAGACCTATATAAACTCCATGTACTACCGGCAGGCGATAACCGGTGATAAGTCAGGCATAAATAAGCTGGTGGAGCACTGTAAGAAGGACGTAAAGGCCCTGGAACAGTGCTATGAGCTTTTAAAACCCGAAGTAAGGTCTTTGCGCAAAAGCTACTTTTAAACCTGAAAGGAGATTTTTTGAAAGAAGATACCGATACCCAGTTGTGCCCTGAATGTTTAGAAGATGGGTTTAGGATTATATTAATCCATGAAGAGGGCTGTGCCAAGTGCCCTTACTGCGGTTATTCCAAGTGTATATAGGGGGTGAGATAATGGATTTTTCATTTTTACTTAATATAAATGTGCTTACGTTTTTAATGGTATTTGTAGTCTTCGGAGGCTGGCAGATAGCTAAGGCGGTCAGCAAAAAGGATTTTGACCCCAGACTTATTACCACCGTCAACGGAGCGATAGCAGTTGTTTATGCGGTAATTGTGGCAGGTATTCTGGGCGGAGACTTCTTTGAGATAATGGTAAATGCCGGAGCCGTATTTGCCGCCGGCAGCTTCTTTGATCTGCTAAAAGCCTACGGAGCTATAAAAGAGTAAGGCTTGACAAATAGTTGCGGGGGTGGTAAATTATAATTGCTTCTCACGATAGCGCAAAAAGGCCACTCTTTTGAGTGGTTTTTTTGTTTGTGGTGGAGGTGGCGGGACTTGCACCCGCTTCGCTAACTTCTCACGATAGCATTTTACCTGCATAAAATACACCCCCACCTGTTAAATATTATACCAATTTTTGAAAAAGTGTTCCAATAGAGTCCAAACATCCGATTAACAGTCCAGTGCGTATGTCAATTCCGAGATCGGCAAAAGGAAAGAACCCCGCTTTTGCGGGGCTCTTTCTCCACCTGTATCTATCAGGTCAGTAAACTCAAAGCAATTTTTTCAATACTATTGCGCAAAGTTACAGATTTGGTCTACTTTTTACAACTATCTTTCTTACCTTGTTCTTATCCAGCGTTTCAATAGAATTTAGGATTTCTTGTCATAGAATTTAGGATTTCTTGTGCTATATCCCTGCTTGCTTTTTTCATGCCAACTTCGTCTAATACAAGATAACCGAGACCAGCTCCATTATAATGTTCTTTTGCGTGCAACGTCATTTTATCCAAAACCATCTTCGCTATCTTATCTTTCATTGTTCATCCCCCCTCACTTTCTAAAATTTCTATAGCTTCTCCGCTCTCTGCAACATATTTTATAAAATCTCTTAAAAATGTACTCAATAATTCCCTTTCCCTTTCCGACAAACCAACTTGAAAATCTGTATCTGCCTTATCCATATAATCATCAAACCAGGTTTGCAGTGGTTCTAAAAACAGACAACCTTTTGCATACTTTAGTTTTTCTTTAAGCTCTTTTATTTGCTCTTTTAATCCTTCTTTGCTCATCATTCCTCACCTTCCTTTAATTAAATCCAATTCTTTTACTCTATTTATCATCCATTTGTTTATTTTGTTTGCTATTTCTACTGACCTTGCTGCTGACTTTGCTGCTTCTGCCGCTGTCCATGCTGCTGTTATTTCCGCCTCTGCTGCTGCTTCTGCCGCTAACGTTGCTGTCCATGCTGCTAAACCTGCTATCCATGTCGTTGACCTTGCCGCTCTTGCCGCTCCTACTGCTGTCCACGCCGCCAACATTGCTGCTTTTCTATTTTTCTCTGTATCACTTTCCAATACGTTTTTTGCAGACTGTATTGCTTTTCTTGGTCTATCATCATTAGGATATTCTCTTTCAAAGTTATCAATGACAAGCTCTGCCGAATACACGGTGAGCGCCAAGCTATCTTTTTTGGTCCACCTATAAGCTTTTGTAATTCTCATTTCAGACCAACATTCCTTGTCTGGCTGCTTTAGAGATTTACCTCTAACCTCAACCTCTGCAAGTATATCTCCATGCACATAAGAAAACGCATCTAGCGGCTTTTGGGAACAGTGGAAGCCATTCTGACACATCTCCAATTCACCCTTAACTTTATACCACTTGCCTATTTCCCATATAAAATTATAGTTAAAACCTGATACTATATTGCCCTCTTCTAATTCCAGAAATTTATATCTCATTGTTCACCTCACTTTCTCTGCAAATTCCATTATTTTTTCTCTTAAATTCTGACATTCTGTCGTGGCTTTTCTAATCAAACCCAAATCCTTATTAAGTTCATATTTTTTCTTATGTATTTTTTCTGGCTTTTTAGCATAATCATATTCCCACCAATTGCCATTAATAACCAAAAGTCCATATGGTGTATCTTTTATCCCTTCTAGAGCAATGTCTGCTAATTCCTTGCCAACTGCAAAACTAAACTCGTTGGGTTTTATTGCGTTTGTGAATGTATTATTTAAATAGTTATAATGTTTACGGTTTTTAGCACTATATCCATAATCCCCATCTTTTATTTTTTGGATAACCCTTAATTCCTTCATCAAATCTGCTCTATTGGTTTTAATCTCAAATTCACTACAATAAAAGCTCCTTTTAACCGCAAATACATCAGCATACCAATATTCCGTAAAAGCACATAGATACTGTTTATGATACAATAAATGCTTAATTAGGTTTGTTTTAATCCTAAATTCCTCTATCCCACCTATTGCTATACCTTGCATTATCTCCCCCTCCAAGCCTGTATATTTTCATCTGCTTCCTCATACCACCAATCATCGCAACTAGCACAATCCTTATCACTGTGGCTACAGTTATTGGTTTGATAATTATGGCAGTTTTGCTTATTTGCTTCTTTTATCATTTTGCCTCTAGTAATTGTTTTAATAATTTTATTTTAGCTATTAAGGGATTGTTGTGTTGTATAAATATATCGGGTTCAATTATATCTAAAAAAGTTTTACCATTTATCTCTACGGGTCCACAATGGTCTTTCCAAAATGAAATCCACCAAACCTTATTTAATGAATCAAACTCTATTTGATACCAAGGATTAAAATCATCTTTAGGTAATTTATCCTCAAAAAATTTGTCAGATATTATTTTTGTTATCTCTTCATCAAGTTGGTCTCCAGTGGGTAGCCAGATAAGAGTTTTCCTATATTGCTCTCTTGTATAATCTGTCAGCTTTTCTCCCTCAATTCCCCATTTCACAAAATCAATCCAATATATTTTTTCTGTTTTAGTATCTCCTAATATCGTTCCAAGTCCATAATCAAAACCCTGCATATAATTATCATATGTTGTAGAATTTTTAAAATCACTAAAAACCCAGTCCCCCTGTTTTAACTGTGCCCTCAACCCCTGTATCTGTTCACAGTCGCACTCCTTGATGTATTCCTTTGTAAAATATTTCATAAGCCCCCCCTTGATTTAATATAATCCTCACACTCAAATCTTATACTTGCTAAAGTTAATAAAAGAGCTACTGCCCAATGAGCATTTAACCAAACAA